AGACTCTGTTGAAATATCTCTATCTAAAGTAAATACAGAGGCACCACTAGCAGTACTATGAGTAGAGACACGCCCGCTAAAAGTTACTCCATGATCTTTATCATTTTGAACATTGATAATATCCCCAGGAGTTAGAAAAGCCGCATTTAGTCCAGTTTTAAATGAAATAATCTCGGTTTGATTAACTGCTGTCCATAGTTTCCACTTACCATAACGTATTGCCTGACCTTCAGATGTACACCCAAAAGCAACGGCATCTTCTTTTATAACCCTTCCAGTTTCAATAATATTCTTTCTATCTTCTACAATAATAGGCTCTAACTTATAATTGGAAGCAGGGTTATTCCAAGTAACCACTAGTTGATTGGGTCTTGTTTGTGATCCTGTTCCTTCCTTTTCAATTTGTCCATCTATAATGTTTGCGGGTCCAAAGTTATAAATAGGGGTGTCAGGACTATCTTGGACAGTTAACAATTCTCCATCTAACCAATATAACATTCCACGAAATATAGTAGCCATGTCTTTCAGAACTTTATAGCTATCGGTTCCTTTTGTTAAATATATATTTGCTCTAAATCTAGGTTCTTCCCCTCCTTTTCCATCTGGAACAAGCTCATCACAATACTTTGCTATTTTATATAAAGCGTACTTATCTATATCAAGATCATTAATAAAGGAGCCCAACCCGTACCTTTCATGCGTTAGCATATCATAAAATACCCAAGCAGGATTATCAGTATAATAGTAACCTATATCAAGACCACTAACATTTGAGGTACCTTCATTGCTGAAACTGCCGTCCCATAATCTATTATAAATTGCTTTTGTTGCATCAGCAGCACCGGATATAGACATACTTAGATGTCTAGGAACATAGTTAGAAGGAATTCTAATCTTTTTTCCTCTAGCTAGATAGCTGCGCACAGGGGTTGATTGATAATCTTCTGAATTAAAAGTAATTGATCCTAATGCGGTGAAAGGATAATTTAATTTTTCTTTAATGGTTGCAGTTATAGAAGCTACGTTGCTACCATCAATAGCCCCTTTATTATTATCATCTTTATTTCCCAAAAGCTGGACTTTACCATTACCAGCACTAGAAGAGGCTTCATATTCATCATCGCTTAAAGCATTATCTTGCCCTGTAGGGGTTAACCGAGTGACTTGTATATCTAAATCTTCAAAAGGTTGAAAATCCTCTATTGGAACTACATGATCTACAGAGAAGGCTACCTTTCGACGACTAACAGTTACAATACCATCAGAAACATATTTATTCGCACTATCTGTTAACCACGCCCCATCTCTTTTTATATAAACATGGACTTGGTGGCCTGCAGCATGGGAGGAAGTATTTCCTCCATTGTCTAAATGAAATAATCCGGCGGGAAATCTTATTTGAATTCGTAGCTGATCAATTTCTGATATCTTTCCTGCACTTAATCCTGTTGAACTTAATTTGACACTTTTTGTACTTAAAGTTATACGCTGACTTCCTTTATCGTAACCGTCGTCCGACGATGGTGATCCTACTCCGCTTCCCGCAGCGTGATTGTCCTGCCAATTCGCGCTATCAGATTGTGAACTAAATTCATCACGAAAATACGGCCCACTATAAGTGGCATGGGTATTACTCCTCCAATGTCGTCCAGTTACTGAAAACGCAGAAGTCATACTCGTATTTAATGTAATACCTAAACTAGTTGTTCCTATGCCGGCTAACTGTTTTAAAGGTGTCTGAAATTCTGTGCCCGTTCGGATCTGAACAGTACTGTTTTTTATTTTTTTTGGCTTATCCTCCGAAGTTAAAAGAGAACTTAAACTAAATTTCTTATTACTTACTGCCTGTGGTGTATTTTCATTATTTACAAACGTAATAACTTTATTACCATTAACAGTGGTAATACTTACTTTAAAGACTGCGTCAACTTTAATTATTACTTCTGTATTTTCATCTTCATCTTGTTCTGTTATTAACGTGTGGTTTCCACGACCCTGTCTCCCCATTGGAATAAGTTTTCCTCGAGGACCGTGCCCGTCAGTTTTTATCCCATTACTAGATGTTAAAACATTCTTCATATAAGCATCCATTTCTTCATTATCGTGTTGGATACGCATCCTATGGTTGGCGTGTTCGATTGCTTCGCCAGTAGAGACATGAGTTAAATAAAAGGGATTAGCTGAAGAAACGCTTTCTTCAAGAATTATATATGGACTGATTTGTGCCCCAGTAGCGTCAGTACCCGGCATCTGACGTTTAATAACTTTTGCTCGAAATTGATGAACATCATAGACAAACAGATAGCGATGCATATCCTCGGCAGTTTCATCTAAATCATTTAGTGCTGTGTTTCTTGATAGGGTGGCTTGAACACTGTTACCAGTACCGTAGGATATTGTTAATACTTCATCTGCGGGTGCTACAAAACCGCCCTCAGATGCTGTATCAGCAACAGGGTCTCCATCTAAAAATACTGAATTAGTTGAATTAACTAAACCTTCGATAGGACCCTCAGCGATCAAGTCCGTGACATTAATAATTTGATTTTTAGAAGATGCGCCGGATTTGTATGCGTTTGCAGGCGAAAACCGCCTTCTATCTCTACCAACTATTGATCTTTGTGCCATTTATTTACTCCTAGAAATTGAACGTGAAATCAATCATTATCACATGCATTTCATTTTCCCATGTTATATATGAGTAGTGGGGTCCTGTAGTACTATTATCTGTTATAGGGTTATATGCTGCACTAATTGCATCATAGCTAATTGGTTGACCAGGTACTTGTAATTCTCCATATAAAACAGGAACTGGGTCTCCTTCAATTATATTTTGTTCGCTTCCGTTAAACATATAAGAAGATTCTTGGTCACCATCACCCGAAGGGTCAGGAGCCATAAGCTCATTCAACCCTTGCATTCCTAAATTAAGGGCTAGACCTCCTAGCACTTTTCCTTTCCAGCCCAGATTCGCCATTCCTGCGGCGAATTTTTCTCCTAAGGTCGCTTGCCCTGCGTTCCCTGCCAGCATAGATGTACCCCCGGGTTTCGCAATTGCTGCAAATGCTGCTTCTTTAGCGGCGACACTGCCTGCTCCTCCTACTCCTGCTGCTCCTCCTCCTGCTGCTCCTCCTACTCCTCCTGCTGCTGCACCTTCCGCGGGTGCTGCAAGCCCGGCCCCAGTGCCACCACTTACTACAATTATATAAGCAATTGCTATTGCAGCGATTATTTTACCAATACCTTTTGAACCCGCAGCTACAGGAGTGATAGTAATATCTCCTGCTTTTAAAGGCATTAACATTTGTTCCTCATAAGCTATTTTATCATCAGCTACATCAATAGTGAACCCAACATCTTCTTCTGCTGCATCTATTAAATACTTTCTAAAGCCATCGAAATTTACATCCGCGCATCTAAGGACATCTTGTAAAGTCTCTGCTTGCACAGAAAAACTTTTAGTAAATTTAGTTTGTAGATCTCCTTCTAAATATACGTTACGCAGCATATCTGTAAACTCCTGTTATACTTTTATACCATATTGGGTATAAACTTTCTCTACATGATAATCTATTATAAGCATGGTGATAAAATATATCATCCCCTAAATAGACTCCACAATGGTTATTTTTGTCTGCTCCAATTTTAAATATTAGAACATCGTTTGGTTCTATATCGGATAATTCTACAGGATAATGATTCCAATCCTTTATAACTTCTTCTGTAAAATAATCCAGTCCTTTTTCCCACCAATCATCCTCAAACATTAATCTAGCTGGGATAATAATATTCTGCTGCTCTAAATAGTCTCTTAGTGCTTCAAAACAATCAGTTACACCAAATTCGTATTCTCTTCCGTATAGTTCTGTGACATTTTTATTTGGAGATACTATATTCAAATCCATCTCTGGGTAACTAAAAATATAATATGGTATACCTAACGCATTGCAATATTTTCTGTCTGTTTCACTCGCTGTTGCGGGGGAGTCAGGGTGACTATGTACTATTGCTGTAATATCAGAGGTTCTTGAGACTTTTAAATATTCATCTGAATCAATAATAAAATCTTCGTCATCTGGTGCAATATTAGTACAAGGAAACCACTTTTGCTTACCTTTAACAACTCCTAAAATTCCGCATGCTTCTCGGGGGTATTCCTGCTCAAAATGTTCTTGAATTTCTTCTAAAAATTTCACTATCTGAACTTTCTGCTACCAGGGAACCC